TCGACGTTCCGACCGTCCTCAACACGACCGGCGGCGAGAACCTCCAGATCCCGTCGATCGGAACGTACAGCTCCTCGAGCACGGTGACGGCTCAGGGCGCCAACTTCAGCGAGGCTGATCCGGCGTTCAACTCGTTCACTACGCTGGGCGCGTTCAAGTACGGCTTCATCATTCAGCTCTCTCGCGAGCTGATCGAGGATGCCGGCGTGGACATCACCGCGTTTCTCGCCGAGCAGATCGGCAACGGCCTCGGCTACAACGTGCAGTCGGCTCTGACCACGGGTGGCGGTACGACGGCTCCGACCGGCATCGTCACGGCTGCTGGTTCGGGCGTCACGGGCGGCACGGGCGTCACGGGTGCGTTCACCGCTGACAACCTGATCGACCTGCACTACTCGCTCGACGGTGCTGCTCGCCTCCTGCCGGGCGTCGGCTTCATGGCGAACGGTGCTTCGATCGGTGCCATGCGGAAGCTGAAGGACACCGCCGGGAACTACGTGTTCAGCCCCTCGCTGGACGGTAACAACCGCGACCTGCTCCTCGGTCGCCCGGTCTACGAGAACCCGCACATGAGCAACGCCGGCACCGGCGTCAAGAGCGTGCTCTGCGGTCATCTGCCGAGCTTCTTCGTTCGCACGGTCGGTGGCATCCGCATCGACCGCTCCGACGACTTCGCGTTCAACGCGGATCTCGTCACGTTCCGCGCGTCCATGCGCGTGGACTCGGGTCTGCCGCAGACCTCGCATATCAAGTACTTCGTCGGCGCTGCTTCGTAGCATCGGCGAGTAGTATTCGGGCCGTCTCATCGTTATGATGGGGCGGCCCGTTTCTATTTGGAGGGAACCTAGTGGCGAATCGCGCGCAGCGCAGACAAGCAGCGAAGCAGGCGCCAAGCACGCCTGGAGTGACGCGACAACGCATTCTCTGGAATAGCAATGCACCATTCGCGCCTACGGGGTATGGCGTGCAGACGGCACAGGTGATCGAGCGCATGAAGCGTGACGGTCACGAGGTAGCCGTTGCGTGTAACTTCGGACTGTCTGGTTCGTCTACGGATTGGAATGGCGTCAAGCTGTATCCGACGGGTGTGACGCAGTATTCGGATGACATTCTCAAGGCGCACGCTGATCATTGGATGAGCGGCTCTGATTTGCCTGGTCTGGTCGTCGCCTTGTTTGATGTGTGGGCGTTGAAGAATCCGAGTGTGATGCGGATTCCGAAGATTGCTGCGTGGTGTCCTATTGATCACAAGCCGACGCCGCCAGAGGTGACGGAGTGGCTGATGCGTCCGAATGTGATGCCGATCGCTATGAGCAAGTTCGGTTCGGAGATGATGACGCTTGACGGGCTAGAGCATCTCTATGTTCCGCACGCGCTCGAGCCGGAAGTATTCAAGCCTACGGAGTCTTTCAAGGATGCGACGGGGCGTGATGTGACGGGGCGCGAGCTGATGGGTATCGATGATCCTGACGCTTTCGTGGTGATGATGAATAGTGCGAATAAGGGTCGTACGCCGCCGCGTAAATCGTGGGGTGAGAATCTCCTCGCGTTTGGCGTGTTCGCGAGTGAGCATCCTGACGCGATCCTGTATCTGCATACGGATGAGACGGCTGCGCTCGGTGGCGTCAATCTGCACCGCCTGATCGCTGGATGTGGGATCAAGAAGGAACAGGTGCGTTTCGTTGATCAGTACCTGTATCGGATGAATATTCCGCAGCAGGCGCTAGCGGCGCTCTATACGAGTGCTGATGTGCTGCTCGCGACTTCGGCTGGTGAGGGTTTTGGTGTGCCTGTGATTGAGGCGCAGGCATGTGGAACTCCTTGCATTGTCTCCAATTGGACGGCACAGCCAGAGCTCATCTCTGATGGGTGGATCATTGATGGGCAGCCGATGTGGGATCCATTCCAGGATTCGTGGTTCTTCACTCCGAACGTGTCGCAGATCGTCAAGAGTCTCAAAGAGGCGTACGCGCGGAAGGGCGAGACGAGCACGAAGGCGATCGAGGGAATGCGCGAATATCATGCTGATCGCGTGTATGCGGAGCATTGGCGGCCGGCGCTCGAGCGCCTCGCAACTTGGCGCCCATGATCGGTACCGTCATCATCCCCGTTCTCGGCGCGCACGATCTCCTCGAGCGGTGCGTTCGTAGCCTCGCGTGGTGTGTCGATACGCTCATCATCATCGATAATGGTGACGAGCTCGACGAGGCTACGGTGCGTGCGTGGCTTGACGATGATGATCCGATACGCGTCTATGTGTGGCGAATGCCAAACGGGTTGAGCGTGGCCGGCTCGTGGAATCTTGGCATAAAGGCGATGCCTTACTCCTCTGGCTGGCTTCTCTTGAATGCTGATGCGTGGTTTGCGAATGATCCGTTTGAGGAGTATGTGCGCGAGCTGCTGCCTGATCGGATCGTGCTTGCAGGCTCGCCGCCGTGGTGTTGCGCGTGGATTGGTCGCGACGTTGTACAGCGCGTCGGATTGTTCTGCGAGCGATTCCACCCAGCGTATTTTGAGGACAATGATTACGAGCAGCGCACTCGGATCATGGGCATCCCCGTCGAGTACTCGAGCGTGGATGTGCGGCACGACAACTCGTCGACAATTGGAAGGAATCCCGAGTATCAGGCGAATAATGCACGCACGTTCGCAGCGAATCAGGCGTACATGCAGTACCGATGGGCGAACGTCGAGGCGGACGGATTGCCGGCGACGACTGAGTGGGATCTCGCTACGCGCGTGCGGAATGGGTGGGAGAAGTGATCGATACGCTACTCGTCGGGTACGGGTATTGGGGTCGTGTCATGTCTCGGAACTTGATACAGCACCCCGCGTATTTCCTGGCTGGTGTGCATGATCCTGATCCGCTTGCGCTCGCGGATGCGAAGACGGCGAATCTGCACGCCTTTCATTCGATGCGGGACGCGCTCGAGGCGACGCATCCAAAGCTCGTCGTGATCGCGTCACCGATCGGCACGATGTTCATGGCCGCATCGGAGGCGCTCCACGCTTATGCGAACGTGATGCTGGCAAAGCCTGGCGTGACGACGATGGACGAGTACACGCGATTGTTTCGCATCGCCGACTATAACCAGCGGAAGATCATCGTTGATTACACGATGCTGACGCATCAGTCGTGGCAGACGCTCTGCACGTTCAAGCCACAACTTGGCGAGCTCGTCACCTTTGATTCGATCAGGTACGCGGTTGGTAATCGCACAGGCGCGCCGATCCTGTTTGACATGCTCGTGCATGATCTTGCGATGCTCGCGCATTGGGAGCCTGAGACGAATTGGCTTCTAGATAGTGCCGAGGTTTCTGAGTGCGTGGTAGCGGCTAAGTTCGTGAGTGGTCGCAAGACGGCGCTCCTTGAGGCGCGTACGGATCAGCTCGAGCCTAAGCGGTGCGTGTCGCTTGGTGGTGCTCGTGGTTCTGCCGTGTGGGATCAGATCGATGATGTGATCCTGTCGAGCGATAAAGAGCTAGAGCACGTGTCGGATCAGGATGATGCGCCATGCTCGGCGGTGTATCGTCGCCTTAGTGATACGGCGCTCGTAGTCAATAAGGGCGCGACGGATAATCGCGTCGTGTTTCGGCGCGTGACAGAGTTGGCGAATCAGATTGTGGAGGCGACGCGATGATCATTGACGAGACGCATGGCGAGGTAATCGTCGGCGCTGATTGCGAGGTGTTCGAGACGGCGATCCTAACGGGGCCACTAACGATCGGCGATGGTGTCTACATTGGGCCGTATGCGGTGATTGGTGCGCCGGCGCAGCATCGCGGCTCGTATCCGTGTGGCATCACTTCGCCGCATCGCGCTGAGGGCGTTGTCATTCGGGATGGTGCGTGTATTCGCGAGTTCGTCCAGGTGCATCAGGGAATCATCAGGCCGACGATTGTCGGCGAGGATTCTTTGCTGATGGCTGGCGCGCATATCGCGCACGATTCGCAGCTCGGCGCTCAGGTGACGATGGGGAGCTTCAGCATCCTTGGTGGCTTTACGCTGATTGATGATGCGGCGACGTTTGGTCAGGGTGTCGTGACGCATCCGTGGACGATCATTGGTGAGCGCGCGATGGTTGGGTTGAACTCGAGCGTGGTGAAGGATGTGCAGCCATATGCGAAGGTTGCGGGTGCGCCTGCTCGTCTCCTCGGATCGAATACAAGTAAGGATGCTTCGCTGCCGAGCGACTACTCAGAAGACTGCTTGTCGGATTCGGTGTGGGAGCGGTATGCGCGCCTGGCTGATTCGCAGCGTGAGGCGCGAGGATTGTGGGAATGGCTCGCGTAGCCGTCGTTACTGCGAGCCTGCCAGAGCGCAGCGAGTTCCGGTCTGAGTGCATTGAGAGCGTGAAGGCGCAGACATTTCAACCGATCATGCATCTTGTGATGGTTGATTATCTTCGCGTCGGGCCGGCGATCATGCTCAATCGGATGCTTCCATCCTGTGTGGCCGCTCATGCTGAATGGATTGCACAATTAGCCGATGATGATTTGATCGATCCGCAGCACCTAGAGACACTCGTGGCGCATTCGGACGAGGCGGATATCGTGTACTCGTATTGTCGCGTCGAGGGCCGCGGCTTCAATCCGAACAGTCCATTCGATCCTGATCGGCTCAGGCGCGAGAACTATATTCCCGCGACGACGCTGATCCGTACGGGCTTGTGTGAGGAGCTAGGGTGGCGCGCTGATTCTGCTTACGGGTTTGAAGATTGGGATTTCTGGTTGCGCGCGTTGAATGCCGGCGCCCGATTTGTGTGTGTTCCGGTTGAGACTTGGACGTACAGGTTTCATGGTTCTAACCTATCCACGGGCGGGTAGAATACGAGCATGGCGATCACGAATGGCTATTGCACGCTCGCACAGGTAAAGGCTGCTCTCCGCATCTCCGACTCGACAGACGACACGCTGCTCGAAGGTAGCGTCGAATCCGCATCCAGGCTGATCGACGGATACGCCATGCGAAGTTTCTACAATGCTGGCACCGCAGCGCGCGTCTTCAGCACGAATGATTCGCTCTACGTGCAGACGGATGACATGGCGGGAACGGCGATTACGCTCGAGACGAGCACCCTCGGCGATGGCACGTGGGACGTTACGTGGACGGCGACGGATTACCAGCTCGAGCCGCTGAACGGCACGCTCGACGGAATCTCGTGGGCGTACGATCGTGTTCGCGCCGTCGGCGATTACGTGTTCCAGACGAATAGTGTCCTGCTCGGTGAGGGGCAGGCGCTCGTGCGCGTAACGGCTGTGTGGGGCTGGCCGGCAATTCCGAAGGCGATTGAGACGGCAACGATCATCCAGGCTACGCGCATCTTCAAGCGATTCGACTCGCCGCTTGGCGTTGCCGGCTTCGGTGATTTTGGTGCGGTGCGCGTGTCGCGTTTCCTTGATCCTGATGTGGAGCAGCTCGTTCAGCCGTATCGGAAGATGCGGAACGTGAAGTGAGCGCGACCGTTGGCGAGATCAAGACGGCGCTCGCGACGGCGCTCGGATCGATCACGGGCCTGCGAGCGTATGATCGGCAGCCCGACAATCTGAACGCGCCATTCGCATTTCCGAGTCTTGACTCGATTGAGTATCACGGCGCGATGAGTAACGGACTCGTGACGCAGACGTATCGGATTAGCGTGATTGTTGGGCGTGCTGCGGAGCGAAGCGCGGAAGATCGCCTGGACACGTACCTCTCGTACGATCAGGGCGGGATTAGGTATGCGATCGAGTCTGATCCGACGCTCGGCGGATATGCGCGGACGAGTATCGTAGAGTCCGCGGGTAGTATTCAGACGATCGACGGTAATGACACGACGTACCTTATGATCGAGTTCCGCGTGATCGTGTACGCGTAAGGAGACGAGATGGCAAAGCAGTATCGAGTTGCTGAGGGTTTTACGGTGTACGGATTGAAGGGTGGCGAGCTGATCTCTGAGGAAGAGATTGGCAGCGCGGCGCTCTTGGACGGGCTTGTTGGGTCTGGTCGTCTGATTCTCGTAGAACCCGTGAAATCGTCGGCTAGAATGACTAAGGAACACGACGACACCTCGAAGGGGGTCTAGAATCACATGGCAAAGCTTGTGCTTACCAACGCAAACGTGACCCTCGGCGGCACGGATGTCAGCTCGTACGTCGCTTCGGTGACGCTGAACATTTCGGTGAATGAGGTCGAGACGACCGCGTTCGGTTCGGGCGCGACGACTCGCGTCGGCGGCCTCCAGGACAACAGCGTGACGCTGGACATGCACCAGGATTACTCGGCTATCGAGGGACTCGTCTATCCGCTGATCGGTTCGACGACTTCGCTCGTCGTGAAGCCGAACGGCACCGCCGTTGGTACCGCGAATCCGTCGTACACGATGACGCCGCTCGTCACCGAGTGGACTCCCGTCAATGGTGCGGTTGGCGAGCTCGCGACCGCTTCTGTCACGTGGCCCGTGTCCGGTACCGTGACGAAGGCGACCTCGTAACACTCATCGCGCCTATCAGCGCTAGTTGGAGGGAATGAGAGATGCAGGTTCAGTTCAAGATCAAGCCGAAGGGCGGCGCCACGGAGATGGTGACCGCCGAACTCGTCGATGTCATCGCGTGGGAAGAGAAGTTCCAGCGCCCATCGACCGAACTTGGTGGCGATACGATCTTCGCTCGCGACTTCGTGTGGCTTGCGTGGCATAGCGTTCAGCGCCAGGGCAAGACGAGCCTTGACTTCATGGATTGGGTTGCGACGCTCGAGGATATTGAAGGCTCCGAGTCTGGCCCTTTAGAGCCCTCGGAGAGCACTCCTCCCATTGGCTCATAGCGAGCCTCGCTGTCGAAACAGGCATCGCTCCGAGCCAACTCCTATGCGAGTCGGAGCGTATGCTTTGGACAATGCTCGGCTACATCAGGTGGCGAGCGGTTCACTCGCAAGGATGATCTGATGGCTCAGGCGTATCGCGTGCGCGGACTTGATCAGGCGCTAGACACGTTGAAGAAGATCGATCCCGAGTTGTACAAGGCGGCTCAGAAACGGATCAAGGCTGATGTGAAGCCGATGATTACGGAGGCGCGCAAGGGCGTGCCGCAGCAGACTCCGCTTTCGCGTTGGAAGGCGGCGAGTGGTGCGGGTGAGCGTTCTGGTTCTGCTCGATTGCCTGCCTGGACTGGACGGCCGGCGAATCGGATCAATGCGAGCGTGCGTCGTCGGAAGATTCGCGGGACGGGTGGTAAGCGTACGCTGATGAAGATGCAGCAGTCGAGTCCGGCTGGGGCTGTGTTTGATATTGCTGGTCGAAAGAATCCGGGCGGTTCGCAGTTCAATCGTAATCTGATTGCGAAGTATGGGCCTGCGTCGCGTTCTATGTGGCCGGCTGCGGAGCGGCATTTGCCAACGGTTCGCAATAGCATTGAGAAGAGCGTGACTGAGATGGAGCGCGTGCTGAATTCTGAGTTGCGTACTCGTGGGCCTAGGTAGAGGGCGGGTAAACTAGACGTATGGCTGTCGTTGTCCCTATCGTTGCTGATACGAGCGGTCTTAGTCGCGGCTTGAAGGGTGCTGGTAGTGGTCTTGCCAGATTCGGTAAGCTCGCTGCCGTCGCGATCGGTGTTGGTGTTACTGCCGAGCTCTATAAGAGTGTGAAGGCAGCGGCTGCTGCGGAGAAGAGTACGCAGGCGCTTCGTGGTCAGCTGAAGTCCCTTGGTCTGAGTGGTGATGTTGAGCGGTTGCAGAATCAGTTCACTCAGTTGGCGACGACGCTTGGTGTGGATGATGAGGCTGCGTCTCGAGCGTTCACGACGATCCTTCGCCTTACTGGTGATTCGACGAAGGCGATGGATGGGCTGAACCTGGCGCTTGATCTTTCGGCGAATACGGGTTTTGCTGATCTTGAGAAGAACGCGATGAACGTTGGGCGCGCGATGAATGGCAATACGCGCCTATTCAAGCAGTTCGGCATCACGGTAGATGAGAACACGACGAAGCAAGAAGCTCTTGCGATTGTTTCTAAGCGTGTCCAGGGACAGGCTGAGGCGTTCGGTGGAAGTGCTACGGGATCGTTCCAGCGTTTCAATGAGGCTTTGGAGAATCTTCGCGAGAACATTGGCGGACCACTCGTCATCGCCCTAGCGAACGTTGCGGGTAAGGTCGCAGCGTTCGTCAATTCGCTTGGTGCGAAGCCGACACTTGAAGCCAAGATCAAGTTCATCGTTGGTTCCATCGGAAATGTTGTCTGGACAGGTATTCGCAGTATCTACACGTGGTGGGATCAGCAGGGGCGTGTTGAGTTGCCGGCGCGAGTAGTGCTGACTCCGAGTGGTCGCCAGCAGTTCGACACTTTTTTTACGAATCTTGAACGTGATGCGCGTGGACTTGGTAACCGGATGGGTCGCGGCGCCGTCAACGCATTCATTGGTTTGTTCTCATCAGAGGGCCGATCACAATTAGCGACCACGGCGAGTAGTTTTGCCGAAACGTTTACGAGTGCTGCCAAGATCTTTTTTCGCGTGACCGGAACGACACTCTTGCAGCAACTTACGGCGGGTATGTTGGAGGGCGCATACGAAGCTCTGAAACCAGTCGGCCAGGCCATTGTGGACGGCATTGTTGGCGGTTTCAATGATGCGGTTGGTGCTCTTTCTGGCGGACTCCAAAAAGTAGTAAATAAAGCAATCGGCAGGTCTGGTCCAGCGTTCAAGAAGGGCTTTGCGATCATCATTAGTGATCCGATCAAAGAGGCGATTGCTTCGGCGCGAAGTAGTCTTGCGGGTCTCGGTTCTAGTTTGGGCGATATGCTGGCGACGATTACCGGTAAGACTTCGCCAGAGGCTAAGAGGGCCGCTGAGATTCGTAAGCAGCAGAAAGACGAAGCTGCCGCTCGTGAAAAGAAGAGTCTTGAAGATGCTCTTGCTGCTGCGACAACAGATGAGGATCGCCGCAAAGCTCAACAGGATCTAGACGATTTTCTGCTCGAGCAGGAGGCACAGAGGCTCGAGGAGAGCGTTGCAAATCAGCAAGAAGCAAACAGAACGGCAATTGACAATCTCGTCGCCGACTTCAACAATGGTCTCGACCCCGGAATTTTCAAGACTAGGCTTGATGCCATTCTCGGAACAAATACGGGAACCGAGTTGGGTAGTGCGTTTGCATCAGGATTTAGTGGTGCGATTACAGGACTGACGACGACGATCGCTAGTATCCTCGCCGGTACTGCTGGTATGCAGGCGCCGGCGGGTACTGAGGTTGCTGCTGCTCAGAGTGGTCAGCAACAGGCATACGATGATGCGCTTAGTCAATGGAATAAGGATCGCGCGGAACGTTTGAGGACGGCTGAAGAGGGAAGGCGTCGCCCTGGTAGTCCTGGTGGTAAGAAGATTACTGATGCCGAGCGCACCGAGATCAACGAGATTATGAAGATCTGGGAGCGCAATCATGCGAAGCCGCAAAAATCCATGTATGGCTTGGCGATGGGTGGCATTCTGAAGAAGCAGGTCTTTACGGCTGGTGAGGCTGGTGCTGAGGCTGTCATTCCGCTCAACTCTACGAGTGCGATGAATATGCTTCGTGACGCTGTGGGTGGTGGCGGAGGCGGCACGACAAATGTGTATAACCTGACGGTGAATGCTGGGCTTGGTACTGATCCTGACGAGCTCGGCAGGACGATTGTTGAGAGCATCAAGCGTTTTGAGAAGCGTAATGGTCAAGCCTTTAGCGCGCCTCTGCTGAGTGTGACGCAGAATGTTGCGGGTCAGACTTCTTCGGGTAGTACGAAGACGGATTTCAATCGCGTGACGACGCTTCGTAAGGGCTAGCCTCGTGCCGGCTCCTGATGTTCTCGTTCAGATCGGCGGAAGCGGCACCGCGTTCTATGATGTCACGTCGTATACGACGAGCGTGACGATCTCGCGAGGATTGTCGCGCGAACTAGATCGGTTCACAACGGGCAGCGCGAACCTGTCGTTTACGAATACGTCTCGCGCGTTCGATCCGTTCTACACATCATCGCCGTTCTATCCGAACATCAAGCCGCGGAAGAACATGAAAGTCAGTACCATCGTGAGCGGCTCGACCGCGGTGCAGTTCACGGGACTCGTGGAGGATTGGTCGCTGGATTACAGCGTGGAGGGTGACGCGACTGCTTCGGCTGCGTGTGTTGATGGTTTCATCCTGTTTGGTGGTCAGCAGTTGAATGCGCATACGGCGACGGCTCAGACAACGGGCGCGCGTATTGGCGCCGTCCTTGATCGCTCTGAGGTTGGGTGGCCTGCGGCTGATCGCGTGATCGACACGGGCGTGCAGACGCTGCAGGCGGATGTAGTTGAGCAGGGCCGCGAGGTGCTCGAGTATCTCCAACTCGTCGCCGCTTCCGAGCCTGGACTCCTCTTTATGACGAAGGCGAACAAGGTCGAGTTTCGCGATCGGAACGCTGGAGCACTCGCACCAGGTACCGTCGTATTCTCCGACGCTGGCACCGCAATCCCGTATACGGACATCGAAGTATCGTACGGAACCGAACTCCTCTATAACCGTGTCGGCATCACGCCGATTGGTCTAGAGACGCAGCTCGCGTCGAATACGACTTCGCAGACTACGTACGGCGTTCAGAGCCTTGAGGTGAACGGGCTTCTACTTCCGCTCGGAGCACAAGGCACGAGCGATGCATCCGCGCTCGCTGCGTACTATGCAAAGAAGTACGGAGAGCCAGACCTCCGGTTCAACACGATCGCAGTAGAGCTCGCTGCTCTTACCGCGGCGCAGCAGACGAGCGTGCTATCGCTCGAGCTTGCCGACATTGTGACTATCCAATTCCAGCCTAGCCGTACCGGAGATCGCGTCAGCAAAGCGGTTCAGATCATTGGCATTCGTCACCAGATCCGACCGAAACAACACACAGTCGAGTTTATGCTCGCCTCTACGGATACGACCGCCTTCGTCTTCGGATTGACATCCGACCCGATCGCATATCCGGTGAGCCTCTTTGCTGGTGGTACCGTCGTCGGCTCTCCCTTCGGCCTCTAAGAGAAACGGTAGAATACGCTCATGGCTTGGACTACACCAGGAACCGCCGTCGCCGGCGATGTACTCACCGCAGCATTCTGGAACAGCAATGTTCGCGATAACTCGCTAATGGGTAATCCTGTCTTCACTAATGAAGCCGCTCGAGATGCCGCGATCACTTCTCCCGTCGAGGGGCAGCGTGCGTATCTAAGTGCTCCTACGGTTCCGGCAGCAACGGGGGCAATAACGGCGGTTCCTACAGGCGTTCAGACCATCTATAACGGATCAGTCTGGGTATGCGTGACAGAAATTGCAGCTCGATCAGAAACACTCGGAACAACTACGAGCACCTCATATGTTTCGACACTAACAGGAGACGCAACGGCAATCAGCGTAACTCTGGTAACAGGTACTACTGCCCTTGTCAGTATTGGGTATACCGGATATACGAGCGGCACAACTATGTTCGCGGCTGTTGCTGTATCTGGTGCCTCAACAATCGCAGCAAGCAACGGCAAAGCAGTTCTCAAACAAGATCTTTCAAGTCCTGCTGCAAACATTACGTCACATCAAGCAACATTCGCATTCACAGGTCTAACCGCTGGAACAAATACGTTTACACTCCAATACAAGGTAGCAACAGCGATTCAAGGCGCGTTTGATACTGGTGGTCGTAACCTAGTCGTCAAGGGCATCGCATAACTTGTCATGTCTGACGCTGAGATCGACCGCATCTTCCGCTCGCTTGACAGGATCGAGGCGCGACTCTTGAAGTTGGAGGAGCGTGAGGCGATGCGGCGTGGTTCGGATATGACGAAGGGTCAGCTCGTCGCGGTTATCGCTACCATTAGTGCGGTGACGGGTGCTGTAACAGCCGTCGTCACGCAGATCATCTAATCCCGAGGAGGGAATGCTATGAAGAATGTCAGTCCGAAGGTTGCTGCTAGTACGCTCGCTGCGGCACTCGTCACGATCATCGTGTGGGGCGCGAGCCTTGCAGGCTTTGAGATTCCCGAGCTCGTCCAGGGCGCTCTCATCACGATCATCATCGCAGTCGCGGGTTATGTTGTCACCGATCCTCGCCGCTCGTGACGCATCGTCAGGCAGCCAAACTCGCGCTTCGCGATTATGCAAAGCGCAACCAGATTCAGATTCCTAAGGGTTTCAATCTGAGTGATACGTATGGCTCTGCGGCGCGCGAGTTGTGTAAGCGTGTTCAGCGGAAGAATCGCATCAAGCAGTCGGGTGATTTGACGCCGAAGACGCTGCTCGTCATTGGCAAGGATCTTCCCGGTACGCTTGCCGAGCGCGCTGTGTGGTGTATGCGCATCGTTGAGGGGCCGCTTGAAACATTCGGCAATAATCGTGGGCCGTACGTTGAGGAGATTCAGAAGCTCGGCACGCAACTCTCTTCTGGCGCGTGG